TGACATTTCACTCCTTTGTTTTTTTAATGTCTATACCACTATTATATAACAAATAATTTTATTATGTGTGTGTTTTTTTAAAAATTTATTCTATGCCAATAGAAGCGTGAATATTAAAACTTGGTGTAGTTCCACTAACTGTATAGCTTAAACGCCAGTATGTATCAGAAGTTGCATTGCTATCAAATTGATAATCTGCACCGATTGCAGTTATGTCACTAAATGTTATGACATCTGTTGGACTTGTAAAACTAGAATTATCGTCTGATTGTAAAATAAAACTTATTGTTGGTGTTGATGTTCCACTTACACTTGTGCAATGTATAGCAGCATAGATTTTTTCACCACTTGATACTGCACCCAGGTTAACTCCAGTAGAAGCACCTGTTGTAGTTATAGCACTATCTATTTCAACTGTTCCTCTAACAACAACATCTGATGAATTAGATTTAGTTACGCTAAATGGTGTAATTTCACCTATTGCACCAAAAATACTGTATGTAAATAATCTTGATTTCATAAAGTAAGAAGTATTGCCTGTACCTGCTTCAGGTGTTACAGAAACAACTAATTCATTTCCTATGCTTGTTCCAAGTAATGCGTCAGGTTTATTTGCACCAGCTTCATAAAATCCGTCCATTGATAAAGTGCTATCTTTCAAGGACCCCAATTTCTCTTTAAATCCCCCACTGTTGATTGTTGTAGCGTCAAGCTCATCAGCGTTTAGTTCTAAATTGACACTTGTGATATTGCTAGATAAATCATAACCACCACTTAATACTTTATCATTTTTAAATACAAATTTGCTCATTTATTCTTCCCAAGCTTCGTTTATATCAGGTGTACTTTTATCATCAGATTTAAAAGTACCATCTGATTTTCTAGCTCTTTTCTTTTTAATTGTGGTAGGTTTTATATGACCTGCTTTAATTAATGTTTTTGCAGTTTGTTCATCATCAATAGTGATAATATTACCATTTTCTTTACCCATAATCTTTTTATGTGAAATTATTTCGTATTTCATTAACTACTTCCTATTGTATAAACTTCTATTTCTAAATTAGCACCAACACCATCTATACCATTAAGATTTACATCAGCAGCATAATTAGACATTCCAACTACTCTTGCGTCTGTATTTGCTAGTCCTAAATCTCTATTATTAAATATAACTTGTCTTACACTAGAACTGCCACTTCCTGTAATATATGCGTCTAGTTTATCTTGTGCAGTTCTTGCGTCTGCTCTTTGTACTGCAACAAGTACAGTAAATTTATATAAATCAGTTCCTCTTTGCATTGCCTGGTCAAATTCTATGTCACCAGGAAGAACTATAGCCACAGGGAAGTTTATTGCATTGTCAGGGATTGTATCATAACAACGAAGTCCATCTATTGTTGCAATTGTGGTTTTTAAACTATCACGTATTTCAGATAATGTAGCCATTTATGCAATGCCTATAGGTGTTTTCCTAAATGGTGCAATAAGTTTTGTGACTTCTCTATTTTGTTGTACACTTACAATTCCAAAATCACTTACACCTGCAACTCCTAATGGTGCATTTCTCATTGCAAACAATTCAGAAGCTAACATTAATGTAGCTTGTTTAATTTGTTGTGGTACAGAAGCATATCCCCATTTAGCTGTTATTTCAGCTCTTGGTCTATTGCTACCAATATCTAATGGCCATTCATAGTTACTATCACTAATAAGTTGAATTATATAATAAGGATTGCCTGTTATTCCACCGACAACTCCATTTAGGGGTAAAACTTGATAATCTGATGATGGAACTGTTATTTCGTATGTACCATCATCTGTGTCGTCATATTTAACTATAAGACCAGTAGTTGTAGAAATATCATCTACTTTTAAATCGTATGGGTGATTTGTAAAGAATACACGTGCTGATACGCTTCCATCTTGATAAAAATAACGACCACAATAAGCGTCTATCTGCCTACTTGCAGCGTTTATAGCGTCATCTAATAAGTTATCATCAGCTGTGTCTGTTGTTGGAATACCAACGAACTGCTTTAGTTCGTCTTGTGTACAGTAGCCGTTTACAATGGCCATCTATACTATTCCTTTACTTCAGCTTTTTTCTCTACTTTTTTTTCAGCTTTAGGTTTTTTAGAAGCTGTTTCAACTTTAGCACCCATATCTTTAAGTGCTTTTTTAACTGCTTCAGCTCTATCAGCTTTTCCTTGTAGTTCATAACCTTTAAGTTCTTTTTTTAAAGCTTCTATTAATTTGTTGTTCATAAAAATCTTATTCCTTTGGTTCAGTGCGTCAGTCGCCTGACGCACTTAAACCACTCTTAATTAAAAGGTTGGTGTTACCAATCCTGTTCCTGAAATTTTAGAAATTCCAAGAGGTTGTCTACCTGAAGCAAATGCAGAATATCCATAAACAACTAATTTAGTTGTTAATGAACCAGCATTTGTTTCCTCAAATTTCATTTGGAAGATACCATCTTCAAATAAAATGTGGTCGTCAGCTTTAACAATATAGATTTGGTCTTCGTTAGTACCTGTACCAGCGTTTGTTACAACGTTAGCGTCAGTAATAACTGGAATACCTAAAAGGTTTCCTACGACATTTCCATATTTACCAGCTTCACCTACGCCCATTGGATTTTGTGGGTTGTTTCCAGCAGGTAGTACTAATGGTCTATTAGAACTATCTAGTCCAGCTGTGATGAAACCCCATCTTCTTGGGTGCATAATGATTGCTGTAGCTGGTGCAAATCTATTAGAGTTAACCTCTTGAATTGCGTCAGCTAATTTAGGATAAAGCTCTGCAACTGTTGGTGAAGCGTCTGTGTAAGTAGTTTCATTAACTCCTGATACAGAAGCAATACCTAAGTGTTGCCCTGAAGAACCTGAACCATTAAGCATTTGGTCGTCTAATGCTGTGTAATATGCAGCAACTAAGTCACCAAATATAATGTTCTCTAATGAGAAACCAGGTTGTCCACCTCTTTCAAGTGCTTGTCTAGAAACATCTTGTTGTCCAGCGATTGTATTAACATTTACAGTTAATAAGGTATCGTCCATATTAGTTTCAGATACAGCTGAATTTTCTGAAGCTTGTACAGCAGCAGAAGAACCAGTTGTAATTCTTGAAATTTCAACTTTGTTACCAAATGCAGGTAATGTTTCTTTTGCGATTGCATTATAAAATGCACTTCCAGCTCTTGCTTTTTCTGCAAATTTGTCAACTAGGTATTGTGGAACCACAAGTCCTGTAAACGCACCTGTTCCAACATCTCTAGCTTCAAATTCTTGATGTTTGTTAAGTCTTTCCTGTGCTTTGAAGTCACCTCTTCTTGCTGCATAAGCGTCAGCAATAAATGAAGCTTGTCCACCATCTCTATACATATCAGGTTCTTTAACTTCAACAACGGCCACTGTTTCGCCCAAGTCTTCCTCTTCAACACCAAGTGCATTTCTGCTCTCTTTAACAGCTTTCATAACTTCAGCAGCTTCTCTAACTTCTTCAACTTTTTCGTTAAGGTCTTTGATTTCAGCAATTAATTCAGCTGAACGCTTAAATTTAGCGTCAAAATCTTCGTTTGCTTCATTCATTCCCTCTAGCTCAACAGTTAAAGCGTCAAATTCAGCTACTTTAGCTTCTCTAGCTTCAATGAGTTTTTTCATTGTGTTGTCCTTTGTTTTTTGCTTTTACTTCTGCGTAAGGTGTACTTCAAATAAAATTTAATGTACGGCGTTACGACTTTTTACGTAGATTTTCAAGTTCAAGTTGCATTTTAAGCAATTCTATCTTTTTATTGCTACGTTCTTTTTTATCAATATCATCTTTAGGTTCGTCTTCTTGACGTTCCTCTAGTTTATTAATAAAACTTTCCAAAACTTCTGCTGCTTTATCGCCACTTCTAGCTTCAACTAATTCTTTATGAAGATTATCTATTTCAACACCTCTAAGTTTTGCACCTGCCCAAGGATTAGCTGGATAAGTTACTACAGATACATTAAATAATTTTGCTTCTGTGACACTTCTATTTTCACCAGTAGCGTCAAATTCATCTCTTATTGCTGCAAATGCAAAAGACATTTCATTTAAATCACCACGTTTCATAGCACTTGCAATTTCTGCAACTGTTGGGTTTGCAGGGTCTAATTCTGCACGTACAAATAAACCATAATTATCTTCTTCTAATTCTAATGTACCTGATGAAGTTCTTGCCAATGGTATGCCGTCGTGATTTACTAAAAATCTAACATCATCTTGTTCTTGTAATGTTTTCTTAAATGCACCTGGTTTTATTGTTTCTGTATAACTTCCATTATGGTCACGAACACCATAACCTTTATTGAATACACTAGCATATCCTGTAAACAGTAATGTGTCTTTATTATCATCATTACGTTGCTCTACTGCACTAAATGTAAAACTTCTATTTTCAGTTTGTCTTTCCATTTCTTTAAGGATAGTTGACCTTTTTTGCATATTTAATGTTTGTGATATAGCAATAGCGTTATCAAATTTATTTGTCATTCTTAATGTTCTTTCCTTTTTTTTATTATTACTTCTAGGTTCTAATTCGCCCTCATTAATTAATTGTGCTACTTTTCGTTCTGCCCAATCACCAGCTTCCATTGGATTAGACCAAGGATTAGAACCCCATAATAAAAATGCCACATCTGACGCTTTCCAGGTCATAGGGTCATTAGGATTTGTTTTTTCTCTATCTAAATCTGATATATGTCTTTTATGCCAAGCACTAATTCTAACTATTTTATCTATACTGATTTCTTCACCATTAGCCATTTGTCTAGCTTCTCTTTTAGTTTTATCTGTAAGTCCATCACCAGCTCTATTTAAATTATCTAATCCTCTTTGTGCATTTTCTTGGATAAATTTAGGTGGTGTTCTATCTACAGCTCTAGTTTCAGTAAAAATATTTTTTGATTTTTCTTCTTTTTGTTTAGCTTCATTAATTAAAATAGCTTGAAGTTGTTTTTCAGCTTCTTCGTGTGTTTCGTGACAACCCATAATACGATTATCATCAAGTTTTACAACTGCGTGTCCTTTGCAGTCAGGATTATCCATTTGTATTTCGTATGGCATTAGTCTGGCCTTACTACTATTACATTTCCTGTTGCATTTGAACCAATACAATACAATTCATTGTCTTGTGGAATACGCATTGTAGTTGAAGCATTGTTTTCTAGTACAAATCCTGAGATTGTTGTAACATTAGAACCACCTAAATATATTGATGAACCGTGTTCGTTATGAATATATATTTGTTGATGAAAATTTACGCTATCTATAATTTTTGTTGCTGTTAAGTTGTTTACTGCAATACTTTCACTAATCATTTGGTAACTCATTTGTTGGGTCGTGTTGGTCTATACCTGTAGGTGCTATTGATGGGTCTATAGGACTTCCACCGATAATTCCTTGGTAAAATTTATCCCCACCCTCGTAAGGTTCTAAATCCATCTTTGTTCTTGCTTCATTTGGTGTCATTATTCCAGCAGATATAGCAGCTTGAAATCCTCTTACTCTACTTAATTGGTCACCTCTAGCAAATTCATCAGTATCTAATTTAACAAATTGTTTACCTGGTAAAAGAGTAGTTAATCCGTCCTCTATTCTTCTTATCCAAGGTAACAATGTATATCTGATAAAAGCTAGACCATTACTTTCAATATTTGAATAAACATTTGAACTATCTTTAGTAAGAAGTAAATGTGCAGGTATTCTAAATACTCTTGCTATTTCATTAACAATTTGTTCTCTAGCGTCAATTAATTCTTTTCCAGCAGCTTCTTGAATACTTTTCCAACGTAATCCCCCCGTTAACACAGCAGGTTTTCTATTTCTTGTATGAGTACCAAGCCAACTATCTCTTAAAATCTTGCTTGTTCTTCAGTTAATTCTCTATCTGTTTCAAGCACTGAAGATGGTGTAGCACCTTGACCATACCATTGTGCAATATGTCTTTCCATAGCCAACGCCAGTCCATAGGTGTTGCTATTAGTGCGAAGAGGACTGACGCCGACCAATTGCCCTGGATATTGAAACCAAGTGAAATGAAGCATATTATATTGTGTTATTTTTCTTTCAGCTTGTTTCATTTTATTTTGAATAACAAAAACTTTTTTGCCATCTTGTTTTTCAACTTTTACTTTTTCAGGGTGTATTGGTGTAATTGCAACAGCTCTTCCTTGTCTATCTTTATCAACCAACAAAAATGCGTTTCCGTGCATTGCAAGTGAAGTAATTAATTCGTGAACAACTTGAAATAATGTTTGATTTTGATTTGGTGTTTCTAAGAATTTAGGTTTAGGTGTATATATAGTTTTTTGTCCGTCCATTCTAAGAGTTTTTACAGGAAGTAATGCAATACTATCTGCTAATAAAGAAACTGCACTAAATACTGTTGATATACCAAGTGCAGATATTTCATTAACTGGTTCACCTGTAAAATTTTGTAATCCACCATCACGTAATGCTAATAAATCACTAAGATTTCCATTTTTTGCACTACGTTGTTCTCTTTTAAAAATACTCATCTATTTATATAAATATAACTTCCTGCAATTAAGAATACACCAGTAACTATTAATGTTACTGCCATCTTAAATAGCATATATATACCAACTAGTATAAGTCCTGCACCAAGCACTTCAGTTATTGTTGTTATTAAATCTTTCATCTATCCTTTCCTTTGCTATTTTATAATATTCTTTATCTAATTCAATTCCAATAAAGTTTCTGTTGGTATTGACACAAGCTACACCTGTACTACCACTTCCCATTGTAAAGTCTAAAACAGTTTCATTTTCAAGTGTGTATGTTTTAATTAAATATTCTAAAAGTGCTACTGGTTTTTGTGTTGGATGTATTGTTTTATTAACAGAATTAAAATATAGTATATTTTTTGGATAATTTTCATATTTAGCAACATAAGTACCATTATTTCTGCTTTTTCTAGTTTGATGATATTTACCTTTAACATCTTTT